TTTTTTTTTTTTTTTTTTTTTTTTTTTTTTTTTTTTTTTTTTTTTTTTTTTTTTTTTTTTTTTTTTTTTTTTTTTTTTTTTTTTTTTTTTTTTTGATAAATATATATTATATATATATTATATATATTATAAATATAATACAAAGAAATAATATATTTATTCGTACTTATACTACGTATAAGTACTCATAATATATTACAAAGAAAGTAAAAAGAAAAGTATTTTATTCATATTTCAGGGTTTGCGTTGCTTGAGTTTTTGTGTTTTATGGTCAGATTTCATCTATGTCAACTTCTCTACCAAGTTTGTATATTTGGCAATAATATCCAAAGCCACGAATACTGAAAAGAGCTTTCTCAACTTCTTGTTTTGAGGCATTTTTGTTTATAACTACTGCATTCAGTCGTATGTGACTTTCAAACTCTTTTTTACTATTAGCAAGTACTATTACATATTTATTGTTATCATCCATGTTTAATTCCTTTCAAATTCACTTTTGTCAACTTCTCTGCCTGTTTCATATATTTTGTAGAAATATTTGAGTTTGTCAAGGGCACGAATAGTTTTCTTTAAATCATCATCAGAAACATCATCGTCAATTACTATTGTTCCTAATGTTCTTTTATTGTCAAAGTCTTTCTTGGTTCTGGAAACTACAATTAGATATTTGTTATTATTGTTCATGTAAAACCTATATATCTGCGGTTAAACAAAAGCTGGAGTAGAGCTAATGCCCTACTCCTTGCTTCTGCTGTGGTCTGTGGAAGTGTGAGACTACTCGAAATTGAGGTTGTCTACAGTTTCTGATTCTTTAAGTAACATTTGTACAGCTCGTTCGTCAGCGATGATGTCAGAAATGAATGGTGTACCGGCCACTGTTACTAAGTCAAACTTGTAATAGTTGACACCGTTAGCGCTTGCAGTTTTAACATTAACAGCGGCAACACTGGCATAACCAGTCCTGGCTCTAAAGTGAATGGACTGCCCTTCAGTTAGAAGAGCTGTTGGCTGTGTTTTGGACATGTTAGTCTCCTTGTTTATGATTCCGAAAATAACGTAATTAGTAGGATGAAAATCCCTGCTTGGGGGGTATGGGCGTTGAGTATAGCCCCACACTAAACCACATCAAATTTTCAGGTTCCAATTTTTGGTGTATAGTTTATTTTTCATTTTTAACGTAATTTGATTATTTCTGTTTGATTATTTCATTTTCGTTTTTTTGCTATTAAAAAAATTTTGTGCTGTTATAAAAAAGTTCTTGTTTTTTAGCCCACGTATTTGTATATTACTGATAGTTAAACGAGGGAGAAATTATGATTATGTTAGGTGATTATTATGAGAGTTAATAAATTAGTTGATGCTGCACTTGCAAAGCATAGTGGGTTTGCTCCAAATGTTTTGTTCATATCAAAATCATATTATAAAAAGACAGAAATGTTTGACGATGATGAAATCAAAGTTATGATTAACGATACTATTCCAGATGGTACTTTAATTTTAGTGGATACCAGAACTGGTGAAATGGTTACAGTAGTTGATGGTGCATTAGCGTGAGTATTGATTCTGACATAGAGAAGCAGGTTAAAGATGCTGAAGCTGAAATTGAGCAAAAGTTGAAAAAGACAGATATTAGTTTTCCGGATGATGGAACAGCAGTTCAAATTGATGGTATATTATATGACATACCGGAACCTGTTTATAAATTAATTATAAGTGCTATTTCATATAATCAGCATTTGATTAAGGAGATAGATGAGTTAAAGTCATACATAATAAGAAAAGAGATAATGTCATGAGCGCAGAGCTTGTTAAAAGAGTAAGAATAAAGCGGAAGAAAAACAGGTTGTATTACCTTGGTAAAGATGGTCATGTTTGGTCTTTCAATAGAAAAACAAAAAATAAAAAATGTGAAGTTAATACTGGTATACAGAGAGAACCTGGTTATATTTATTTCATTGATGCTAATGGTGATATAGCGAGGAAATTGAGGAAAAGTTAATGCCACTGCCACCGTTTGAGCAAGAAGTTGGGGATGATGTTAGGTTTCAGTACCAGACAATTAAGGGTGTGAAGCATTATGTATTTAGAAACAAAGATGATTTTTATGAGTTTCATGGTGGTAAAGATAACGCACCTGCTTTAGTTGAGGATTGGCATGAGGCTGAAGAAGGTGATTGGGTTATTGCAGATGATGGTGGAATTGTGCAAATGCTGAAAGTAAGTAGGTATTTGCCTCATCCTGGTGATAGTCATGGAAAAGCTAAGTATCGTTATCATAAAGGTTGGTGTAGAACTGTTGTTGGAACGTTCTTTATAAATAAGAACCGTGAAAAGTTTAAGATGGACACTGATTTTAGTAAACATGAGTCAAGGTACACATTTTCTGGTACATCTGGAAATCTTCATTTATCAAGGATGAATTCACGGGATGGTTTAACAAAAAAGGAAAGGCAATTCTGCTTTTCTATTGTTTATTTAATGTCAAGTGGTAAGCCTATAAATGTTTATGAAATCTATTCTATGATATTTAAAAGGGTTAGGCCTGAAAATGTAATGAAACGTTGCAACCATTTATTAAAACAGGATAGAATTATGAATGAACTTATGAAAGGTGTTGAAGAAGCCGCTGAAAAGCTAAAGATAACACACGAGACAGTTCTTAGGAGGCTGGATGATTTAAGTACAGGTGCAAATAATGAAGATGTCAAATTTAAGGCAACTGTTAAACTTGGTGATGCTATAGGAACATTTAATAAGGGTAATAAGCAATTACCAGGGCGTGACATTAGCGGTTATTTTTCAGGATTTTCAAGTAGTGTTGTTGAGGAAATTGAAGAAGAAACTAAGATGGTATCCGGTGCATCTATCAATCAGCAGCATCTTCCCGCTGCTGAGAATCCAATTCCTGATTCTGTTAAAGAATTTGTTGAAAATGGCGGTTAAAGCTGGTTCTACAGCAAAACAAATGTGGCTTCAGAATGCAAGGAAGTCAATGCAAAAACGTGGAACTGTTGGTTCATTTACAGAGTGGTGTAAACGTAAGGGTTATGGTGGTGTTACAGATGCTTGTATAGCTGCTGGTTTGAAAGCCGGAGGTTTAATAGCTAAGAAGGCCGCGTTTGCTAAAGCTGTTAGAAGTTTTAAGAAGAAGTAAATAATGTTTAATATTAATTCAAGAAATGTAAGTGAAGCTGAGAGAGCATTAGTTCTTGCTTATAGCAATCTAATTTCATTTGGTAAGTTATTTCTTTCTGGTGATTTTAATAAAAATAAAACACCTATAGTTCATTATGAAATAGCACGTGAACTTGATAGTGATAGCAATAAACCAATCGCTATCATTATGATGAGGGGTGCGGCGAAAACTACATTAGTAAAAGCAAGTATAATAAAAGATTTTTGTTTTGCTAAGAAGGCTTATGAGTGGGGTTTGGCAGATAAAGAAAGACATTTGTTTTTTGGTTGGGTTAGTAGTAGTCAACGAAAATCAAGAAACAATGTTGCTTATGTTAGGCTTCACCTTGAAAAAAATGAAAAAATTGCTTATTATTTTGGTGATCCTAAACTTAAAATATATAATCTTAGGGGTGATACATGGAATCAAGAAGAAATCATTACAGCTTATGGTGATAAATTAATATCAAGTTCAAATTTGACATCTATGAGGGGAGATACTCAGCCAACAATAACAAAGGGAAATTTAAGATATAGCCGTGTGTTTTGTGATGATTCTGAAAATGAAGATAATACAAAAACTGTAAATGGAAGAGCAACTATTGTTGATAATATAATGAATGGCATTTTGCCAGCTATTGAAAAGACCGAGCCTGGCTGTCGTTTGTTTTTTATTGGTACGCCTGTTCATTATGCTTCTATGGCACAAAAATTTATTGATACTGAAATGAAGTTAAAGAAACAGGGGCAAAAGGCAATAGACGAATATCCTTGGAAGATTATGGTTTACGGTGCTACTCAACCAACAATGGAGGGTGGTGTTTTATGGCATGATCGTTTACCAAGGCATGTTCTTAACAGAATAAAGGAAGAATATAAGGAATCTCCAAAGGGTGTTAGCGGTTATTATCAAGAATATGAGCTTCAGGTTCAATCATCAGAACTATCTTTGCTTGGTAAAAAGTCTCTGAAACATTGGAAGGGTTATTTTGAACATGACCCAGTTACTGGGTTAAATTATGTTGTTGTCAAAGGTGAGAATGGTACTCCAAGGAAAGTTCTTGTAAATACATTTCTTGGTTGTGATCCTGCAACTGATATAGCAACAAAGAATAGTGATTATTCAGTTATAATGGTCATAGCTGTTGATATGATGAATAATACCCTTGTTTTGGATTATGTTAGGAGATTATCCATTCCAACAATAGGGTTAAGAGATAGAAATGGCAATTTGGTTGGTAACAAAGGTGTTGTTGACTATATATTTGATATGTATGAGAAATATCATTGCAAGAGTGGCACTGTTGAAGATGTTGCAATGACAAGATCAGTATTTCAAAGTCTTCAGTCTGAGTATATGAGGAGACAAAAATATTTATCAATTATTCCTGAATCTCCTGGTGGTAAGGAAAAAATTAATAAAATTTACAGTGGGTTAAGTCCACTTTTTGCTGCTGGTTCAATATTTTTACTTGAAGGTCATTATGAACTTGAGCACGAGATAGTAATATTTGGTGACAAAATGGATCATGATGACTGTGTTGAATCTTTGTTTTTTGCAAGAAAGAATGCTTATCCACCAATGTTAAAATATGATAAAAAATCTGGAAATTATATTAAACCTGTAAGAAAAGCAAAAAGTTGGAAGGTTGCCTAAATGTCAAAAGTTACTAATGCTATGAAAGCTGAATATAATAAGAGTCTTTATAACTCAGCAAATTGCTATCAACGACAATCATGGAGGAAGAAACAGCAACGTGGATTTGATTTTTATTGTAATGACCAACTTTCTGAAGAAGAAATCAATGAGCTTGAATCTGCTGGAATGCCAACTTTTATTATTAATAGGATACTTCCTATAATTGAAATAATGAAGTTTTTTGCCACTGCTAATCAACCAAGATGGGTTGGCGTTGGTGTTGAAGAAAGTGATACTGATGTTGCTGATATTCATTCTTCAATAGCTGAGTATATATGGAGACTGTCAAAGGGTAATACTTTATACCCGCAAGTTATTCTTGATGCTTTAACTAAAAGTCTTGGATATTTCCATGTAAGAACTGACACCAATCTTGATAGGGGTATGGGTGAGGTTGTTATAGATAACTTATCTCCCTGGGATGTTTATGTTGATAAAGCTTCAAGAGATTTCTTGTTTAGAGATGCTTGTTTTATCATGATTAAGAAATCGCTGCCAAGGTCAAGGCTTGCCAGCTTATTACCTGATTATAAGAAAAAGATTATGATTGCCTCAACACCTTCTGGATTTGGAGATGAAACATACTCAGAGAGAGATACTGAAGTAAGTTCTTCAACGCAACCTGAAGATATTACAGAAGCATTTACGATAACTGGTGAGCCAGATGATATTCTTGATTATTACTTTACATATTATAAAACTTATGAAGCATATTGGAATTTATTTGTTAAGGTTCAGTTAACTGAAGAAGAATTAAGACAGATTCGCAATTCTGTTGAAAAACAAACACAGCAAGTTACAACTGAATTAAGTGTTGAGTTTGAGGAAAAAAGAAGGAAAATAGAGAAACTTAGAGCTGAGGGACAAATTATTGACGAGAGAGCTGACCTTGAAATTAAAAGACTTAAAGAACAAACACTCCAAGCTATTGAGTTCAAAACAAGCGATATAATGAAAAGGGCTATTGATGCTCAAACAAGAATGGAACATAAGATTGTCACAGATGCACAATGGAAAGAGATGCAAAAGAATCCTGATATTATTGAGACAGTTGTTAATTCTGTGAAGTTTTATGAACCAAGAATAAATATAAGATGTTCTGTTAGTGATCAGTTTTTATATGAAAGAAAACTTGACCCAAAGATTAAAGAGTATCCTATTATACCAATTCCTTATATTCACACTGGAACACCATTTCCAATGAGTGCTTGTACTCCGCTGGTTGGCAAACAAGAAGAAATTAATAAAGCTCATCAGATAACAATTCATAATGCTAATTTGAGCGGTAGTTTGAGATGGTTAATGCAGGAAGGTGCTGTTGATGAAACCCAATGGGAAAAGTATTCTTCAAGTCCAGGTGCAAGATTAATTTATAGACAGGGCTATGATAAGCCTGAGCCAGTACATCCATCACCATTAAACAATGCTTTCTTTTCGCTTGTTCAGGAGGGCAAAAATGACCTTGAATATATTTCCGGTATTTACTCATCAGCACAGGGTGATGTTAGAGCACAGCATGAAACCGTTAAAGGTCTTTTACAGCAAGATGAATATAGCACAAGAAGAATAAAAGCATGGATGCTTCATACTGTAGAACCGGCGCTTGAGCATCTTGGTATTGTAGTAAAACAATTTGCGCAGTCTACATATACAGCAAATAAGATATTCAGACTTGTAAATCCAAATAATGTTGAGAAATCTGAATCTGTTGAAATTAATATGCTATACCCTGATAAGACTGGTGCAATCAAGAAGTTTATGGACTACAATTCTGCGAATTTTGATGTCTTTTATGTTGCTGGTTCATCTATGCCTGTTAATAGGTGGGCTTTACTTGGTGCTTACGAAAGATGGCTTGAGCTTGGCGCTATTGACGACATTGCATTCTTAGCTGAAACAGAAGTTAAGAATAAAGAACAAATTATGAGGAGGAAATCATTATATGCGCGTCAAGCAGATATGATTAAGAAACTTGAGGAAGAACTTAAAAATAAAGAAGGAACTATAGAAACTCTTGAAAGACAAATAGTTCAGGCAAGGATAAAAGGTGTTGCTGGTGAGTCTGAGCTTGAAATAAAGAGCAAAAAGCTTGATGTCGAAGCACAACTGAAGTTCCTACGTGAGTCCATAAGGAGACTTGAGAAAGAAATTACCGTAGAAGCTAAAAAAACTATTGAAAATCCGAAAAATAATGGCTAAATTAGAGAGGAAACTTTATAACTATGGCAAACGAAAACATAAATAAAAACACCACATCGTCACAAGCAACAAAAGGTGACATTGACACTGGAACATTTTTTGGTGGTGAGAACGATGATAGCCAAAGTACATTAGAATTTTTCCAATCTCTTGATATTGAACAAGAGAAGGAAATGAATAGCAGTCCTAATCAGGCAACTTCCACGGAAAAACCGTCGAACTCTGGTACGGGAACTAATACAGGTAATGAGCCTTCATTAACTGAGCTTGTGTCTCAAATTGACGAGCTTAAAAAAGAGTTGAAAACTGTAACAAAACGTTATGGTGACTCAAGTTCAGAAGCATTAAAGATTAAATCTCAGTTAAATGAATATGCTCCATACCTACCAATTCTCGAGAAGATGAAATCAGATGAAGGACTTGTTCGTTTAATGAGAACAAGAATTGAAAATGCGGACAAACCTCAGAGTCCAATTGAAATACTTGGACTTGATGATGATTTCGTCTTGGACTTAGATAAAGCAGTCAAAGAACCTAATTCCGATCATGGCAAAGTTCTGAAAATAATGATACAGAATGCTGCCGATGAAAGAGTTTCTTTAATTGAGCAAAAACGCAATATTGATGAAATTGAAAGAGAGCAAAGACGTCAATTTGAGAATTTTGTTAAAGAAAAGAAACTTAGTGAGGAAGATAGGAAAGCATTTGAGGAGTTTTCAAACAATCATAGATTAACTTATGATGATATTTTGTTTCTCATGAAACGTAATGACATTGCTAAAGAGATAGCAAGACGCACTCGTGAGGAAACAATAAAGCAAATGAAAAAAGCAAGAATGCTTAATGCTGATTCGCTTGGTTCTGAGTCGTCAGTTCTCATTGATACGAAGGATGATGATGTCTTTTTCAATGAGATTTTCGGTGATAGAGAGGGCGGCTTTTTCGGATAATTAAGTTTATCTAAATTCAGCCGTCTCTCAAGTAAAGGAGAGTCGTTATGGCTGATGACTATTCGGGGATTACGTTACCATCTGGTGCTGGTTCCCCACAAACTATTGACCATCCGGCAACAAGTTTTAATGTTGCGGATGATAACTCAACTCTCAGTACTGGTGATTTACGGCGAGCTTACAATTTTGGTAATTCATTTACTAAATTGTCATTCCGTAGAGACCCGTTTCTCCATCTCTTAAATAGATTAAAGGGACTGAAGAAACCTACTGATGATGCCAAATGGAAATATACTGAACGAAGACGAACACAGGTTTATAAAAGATACGCATATCCAGTTGGAATTGATACGACTGGAACTGCTTCTGGAGACCTAACATATAGTAATGCTACGACTACATGGGCACAGTTCATAGGAAACGCTGGTGGTTCAAATAAATACAAAATAAGTTCGTCAAACGCATTCCAAGACCTGTCTCTTAACCAGGAATTTTCGATGTTGTTTGCTGGTGATTACCAGACATCTGGAAATAAGGTTAATAAGATAGGCTGGACAAGTTCAAGTTCTGGGTTTATTGCCCTTGGAAGTTCTGGTACAAAACCAAACTTCTTCCTTCCTAATCAGATAATCAAAATCAATCTTACAAGTGAAATCTATGATGAAACTGCTGAAACATCTGCCGCAATGACTGTTAAAGACTATGTATTGTGCAGGGTTTTAGCTGTTTATGATTGGGCACAGTATGATGATTCTAATAATCTGCAGAGAGAAGGAAAGCTGTTAAATCTTAAACTTGTTCGCGCTCAATCAACCGCTGCTAATGAATATCCAGTTTTAATGGCTGATGATAACTTACTTGATGTTAGTCATAGCACAGGTTCAAGTTCTTTGGCTGAAAGATTGGAATTGGCGAGGGCTTATGTGACTGGTACAAGTTATCATGAGCTTAGTGGTTATGGAGAGACGTGGAAACAGCAACCGTACAGTACTGGTACTGGATATAATCAAATCTTTAAAGTTGCTGCTATGATGAGTGGTAGAGCGATGGCAACAAAACTAAAGTTTGAGAAAAATCCTTGGGCTGAAGAGTGGCAGGATAAGATGATTGAGCTAAATTGGGATATAGCACAAACAGCTTATTTTGGTGACCAGTATGAAGATGATGATGGACATACATATACTGAGGGCTTTATCAACTATGCTCTTGCTAACTGTAATGTTTTTTCTCTTAATAGGGATAGCAAGACATTGGATGATTTTCTTGAAGACTTCAGTGCTTTCAACGACCCAAGGTACCAGTATGATTTAGGTGGGAATATTGCTTATTTCTGTGATACACCTACCTGGAACTGGTTCCATAAGATTGGTGGCAATTCATTACATCAGAATACTGCTGAGCTATCATCTGCTTATGAGATTCAACTTGCACGTAAGGGTAAAATTGTTGGGGTTGATTACTCAACGTTTAATGTTACTGGTGGTAAGATGAATTTGATAAGAGATGTTCATTTAGATGGTTCGTCTGTTAAGATTGCTGCTATTAACTTAAAACAAGCATGGATTCGTCCATTTATAGGCAATGAGAATAGAGATATTCATGTCTATGTTGGTGTGAAAACTATTCGTAACTCCGGTGAGGACTACAGAGTTGATTTGATTCAAGGTGATATCGGGTTTATGTTTGGTTCTCCTGAAACTCATGCAATTTGGACTTAGAAAGGGGATAACTAATTATGGGTAAAGCAATACTTTCAAGAGATAGAAGTGCTGGTTATCACCTTGCTGGACATCCTCAAGCTGAAATGACCGCTGGTGAGGTTAATGAGCTTTATAATCTTGCTAAGATGTTAAATCTTGGTAGTTCTGCTGAGGAGATACAGATTCAGAGGTTCTCATACGTTGTTCCCGCCGCAAGTACTACCGATAAGACATGGACTACAACTGTAGACCAGTGCAAGGTTATTGGTGGTTATATGCGTGTTACTGGAGTAGATGCTGACTATGATTTTGACCTGGGTAAGACTGGTGATACTGATTGTTTCATTAATGATTTTAATTCGGGTTCAAGTTCAGATGCCACTAAGGAACTCCCTCTTGATCCTGCTTACTTACAGGATGGCGATGACGTAATACTAACTATAGCAAGTAATTCAAATACTGGGCCTGTAACAGTTGAGGTTGCATTACTATGTACTCATGATACACAGTTTGCTCCTACAATGGCATTAAGCGCTGCAAGAACGCTAACAAAACTTGACAGTGGTACAAGTTTCTTTTTGAGTTCTTCTGGTGGAGCGTTTACTGTGTCATTACCAGCAGTTCAAGAGGGTTTAAACTTCAGGTTTTACGTCCTTGAAGATACTCCTACGGGTGCCATTACAATTGCGGCAACTGGTGCTATTGTTGACCTTAATGTATTGTCTGGAGATGCTACTACAGCAAAAATGGAAACGACCGCTGGAACTGCTGTTACAAATGTTATTATAGGAACTGGAGCAAGGCAAGGTTCTTATTTAGATTACATTTGTGATGGTACTACCTGGTATGTTACTGGTTCTGGAACTCCTGATGATTGGATAACAACCTCTTAACAGAAGGTGGTGAACTATGGCAAAATTAGGAAGTAAGCCTTCATTCAATTACAATCTTTGCGAAACTATAACAGCGGCAAAAACACTAACAAGTTCAGATAATGGAAAGGTATTTTACCTCGATTCTTCTGATGGTGCTTATACTATTACGTTACCATCAGTAAGTCCTGCCCTCCATTTCAAATTTGTTGTCCAGGAAAATACCCCAACTGCGGCAATCACTATTACTGGGTCAAGTGCCATAGTTAATGGTTGTGTTGGTTCTGGTGATGCTACAACTGCTAAGGTTGAGGAAACTGGTGGAACTGCTGTTACCAATGTAATAATTGGAACAGGTGCAGAGAAGGGTGCATGGCTTGAGTTTGACTGTGATGGTACATCATGGTATTTCAGGGGCGCTGGAACACCAGATAACTGGATTACCACTTCATAGCAAACTGATAATCATTGGGCGTGGGATGGGTTTTTCTCCTTGTGTTTAGCCCATCCCATTGCCCAAATCTTAGAGGGTAATAGTGGCAAATGAAATAAGAATAAGGTTCAAGTTAGATTATAATCCTGCTTCTGGTGATAGTATAAATGTACCCTGGAAAGATATTTATATTAGCCAGACTGGTACTGATTTTACAACTGGAACCCAGAGTATTGGAACTTCGGCAGAAGAAGCTGTTAGTGTTAGTTCTGATATAGGAACGCAGGGGTGGTGGGTTATAGAAAATCTTGATAGTACTAATTTTGTTGAGGTCGGGAAAGTTAAGGTTAGTGCTGATGGGGATAGCTTGCCAATAAAAATACTTGCGGGCGAATTTGCTGTTTTTAGGGCTTCTTCATCTATTTATGCAAAGGCCGACACTTCTTCAGTGCAAATAAGATATTGGTGTTTTGAATCATGACAGTTCAACATATATATTCAAGAGTTAAAAAGATTTTTCCGGATGTTGAATTTGCTGAGGTTGTTGCGTTAATTAATGACGCCTTTGATGATGGTGATGATATTTTAAAGGGTTTCCACATGAAAAAAATTAATGTTGTTAATGGGCAGCTAAGATATCCTCTTGGTGATGAAGTTATAGTTGTTAAGAGAGTATTTTATCAAAATAAAGATGGTAACTATAAACCAATTCCAAGATTAATTGGAAGAGTAGATACAGGACATTATCAGTAATGGCTTCTTCATATTCAGAACCTGCAAAGTATTTAAATTGGCAAATTGAGGATGATAAGCTATTATTATTCACAACTTCATATATTAATACGTCTGATATTATTAGAGATGTTTATAGTCCAATAGACGAAGATTTGGATGATGGTTTATTAATATATTTTGAAGGTTCTGTTCCAAAAATTGATATTAGACAGAAGAATGTTGAGAATGTTGTTCCTGACATAAGTTCAAGAATACATGGTGCTTTAATTGATTATGTTCTTAGCAAGTTATATCTCAGTAAACAGAATAAGAATGAAGCTGATATAATTTCTGCTAATCAACATTATATGGCATGGCGTCGTAGGATTTCATCTACAAATGGTGGAAAACCAAAACATGATGGCGCTCGTGTTACAATTCCAGATAGGAGAACATCATTAAGATAGGAATTTATTATGGCTGATAGAATTAAATTTGCTGTAAGTTGCACGCCAATAGAGACATTGACAGATGAGAATTCTGGTACAAAGGATATTGTTGCAAGTGAGGTTGGTACAAGCCTTGGTGGCAATGGTGATAGCATAAATTTGGCTAATTATTCAGCAAGAACTGCGGCACAGCAGGGTTATTTGAATGCTACTGTTAATTATTTGGATGCTGTTCATACTGCTGGTGGTGTTGCTTTATCTGCTGGGAATGAATCGGATTTCTTTTTTATTAAGAATACTGGTTATAAGTTTAGTTCTGTCACAGCATTGGGAGCTTCTACAACCGATTGTGTATTAGTTGTTCTTCAAATAGCTGCGCAGGTTGCTTCTACAAGTGGTGGATGGGAGAAAAGTGATGGGACGTCACAGGTTCATTTTGTTGAATTAGCATGGTTAAAACCAGGGCAGGCAATACTATTACCAAATGCTTGTTCAAATTTATCGATAACGCAATTTGGTTCTAATGCAAATGATTTAACAGCACTAAATCAAGATTCTGGAGCTGATTCTGAGGCATGTCAAATATATGTTAGGACTTATCAGTCTGACGGAACTGCGGCTTCAGATGGAAATGCAGTTGAACTTTTAGCGGTTACATAGGATTAAATAACATTGCAAACTCTTGATGTACAGATTCTTGATAAAGTTGCAGATACTGTTTCTGGTGACATTGGTATTGACCAGGAAATGCTTGATGATTTTGCAACTCATGCTGTTAGAGCTATAATCAATAAGGTGTGGCTATATAATCCTGAAATGTTATGGGCTTTTGCGGTTGAATCAACAATTAGTGATGGTAATGGGCTTGCGGTTGGAAGTGGTAATTTTGATACTGTTAAAATACTTGGAGTTGTTAGAAATGATGGGAATAGAGATAGAGAGTGTGTACAGATTCCATTTCAGTTAGCTGGTAGGGCGCAAGACCCAAATGATATTCTTTATGCAACTACGTTTGAACCTAAAGTTTATAAACAAAATGGAACTATTTATGTTTTACCAACGCCAACATCATCTGAACAGGGAAAGGTTTCTCATCCTAAATTTCCAAGTGTTGATGTTAGTGCTGTTTCATCTGTAAGTTCTATTTCTGGAATGACATTTCCTGAAGAACTTGATGGTTCAGTAATTAACTGGGTAGCAATGCAAATTAAGTTGAGAGAACTTGCTTATATTCGCAGGCAATCTCAAACTGAAATTGAGAAAATAACAACTGCAGGCACCGGATTTCTTGCTGACTTTGAATCAGCGTTGCCTACGTTTAGTACTATAGCCACTCCTTCTTTACCGACTCTTACTCTCGTCAGTATGACTTCATTACCAACTCTTACTTTATCATCTGCTACAGATTCATTTCCATCGTTTAATGAAGTTATTGTACTTCCATCACTTTCTCTTGCAACAACTCAAAAGACAGAATCTTTTACTAATCAGACATCAGTTACAGTAACTCATAGTCTTGGTTATTATCCAATAGTTCAGGTTATAGATAGTAATGGTGATATGATTGATGGTGAAGTTAATCATTCAAGCGTAGATGCTTTTACTGTGGTATTTGCGTCTGCTGAAACTGGCACTATTTTAATTGGTTCACAAACACTTTCAAGTATAGTTGAGATGACATCTTTACCAAGTGAAGGGATGAGTTCTATAACAATAACAAGTCCTGGTACTTTAACTATGCCAGATGCGATAAATTTACCAACGTTAGTTACTGTTCCTCTTGATTCTTTACCATCAGATTTGAGCTATGCTAATGCTGATTTTACTGGTATTTCAGTACCTTCATATTCTGCTCCAACACCACCGACTATTGGTAGTTTGTCAATAACAAATAAAACAATTACAAATCCAGGAACTTTGACTCTCCCAAGTGATATAACATTGCCAACCTTAACAGTTACTACTGCGCCAAGTTTTACTGATTTGGATTTGAGCGGAATTTCAGTTCCATCTAACTCAATTTCATATACAAGTGCTGGGGCTGAACCAAATGATGTTATAACACCTGGGACACTTCCAACTTATGTCGGCCCATCGTCTTTTTCATTTGATACTACAACAATTTCTGATGCTCTTACTAAAGCAGAAAAATTAATTGATGATGGTGCTAATGTTGGCGGTGGAGATGCTTTAGGAAGTTCAAAATCCGTTCAGGGTCGTTTAAGTGATGATGATGTTGAATTATCTGAGTCAACAATTAATGCCGCAAGGCAGGAAATTAACAGGGCAAATTCAGCAGTTCAAAATGAACTTGCACAGTTGAGAGAATTTGAAGCTGAAACTCAAGAAGCACTTGGTGAATTTAATGCTGAAATAAGCCGTTATCAGGCAGAACTCCAAAAAGAGGTTGCCGCTGCAAGAGCAGATGTTGAAGCGTATTCTGCAAAAGCTAATGATAATAGAAATGACCTTGAAGCACAGATAGCGCAGTATAGAAATGATATTGCAAAATATCAGCAACAAGTGAATGCGACTGTAAATGAGTGGATTAATGAGGAAGTTCAGTTTAAACTTCAAAAATGGCAGAGTCAAGTTCAATCTGAAATAGCTGAGTATAATGGTGTTGTTAATGCTGTAATAAATGAATATCAGGCTGAGTCAACAGCAAAAATTGGTGAATATAATGCTAATGTTCAGCGTCAAATTCAAGAGTTTAGGGCTGAGATGGAAGCCGATGTTAATGAGTGGAATATCCAAAAACAAAGAGATTTGGATAAATACAGTGCTGATATTCAAGAGGCGTTAGGTCAATACCAGGCAGATATTCAAAGTTATGCACAGCAAATTAGAAAGGTTGTCGATACTTATACTGCTGAAAGTCAAAGTGATGTTTCAATTTATCAGGCTAATATGAGAAAAGTTATTGATAAATTTGTTCAGCAGAATCAGGTTAATATATCTGAATATCAGGCAAAAGCTACTGCTATGATTGCAAACTATCAAGCCGATATACAGAATAAGGTTCAAGAATTTACAGCTAATGTAAATTATAGAATTAGTGAAGCTCAGTTTAAACTTGAGAGAGAGACGCAGGTTTATCAGCAACAAGTAAATGCGTTCATAAATGAATATAAAGAAAAAATAAATGCTGCTATTTCTGAGTATAGTGCTATCTCACAAGCAAGGATACAAGAATATAACGCTCAGGTTGCGTCTTATGCTGAGAAAGTGAGGGCTTATCTTGGTGAGCTTTCTGCTTTGCGTGATTCTGAAATTGCTGAATATCAAAATAAAGTTAATGCTTTTATATCTGAATATTCAACAAAAAATCAGACTTTAATATCAGAATATTCATCGAAGTCACAAGTTTTGATAAATGAGTACACTGCTGAAGTTAATTATGAGGGAACTAAATTTCAGGCAGATTTGTCTAAAGCTGTTTCATACTTACAGGAATCACAAACAGCTATATCAGTTGCTCAGACTTATGAATCAAGAGCACAATCAATAGTTGCTGATTATCAGTTGTTGAAATCTGAGTTTGAACAAGAATTGATGGCTTTTTCTGGAGTTGCTCCACAGCAAGCTCAAAGTTAGTTAAATGAATATGACCATGAGAATGTTCTCGCTCGGTAAGTCATATTAAATAAAAGGAGATTAAAATGTCAAGAGGAACAAAAGTAAACTTTCAGGGAGTTAGGGAGAACTCAAATGTTCAGGTTGCATTTGATTATGAGGAACTAACAGCATTAGCACCGACTGATGCTGTAACAAAAAGCGTTGCGCTTCCTTGGCCATATACCAAACTGTGGATATTTAGTGATAATGAGTTGTATTGGACATGGGCATTAACTGATGCTGATACTGATGCTATAGATACGGATAACAGTCAAAAACTGCCAGCAGGTGTGCCAATTCAGATGGATGTTCCCTGGGGTAGAGCCTTGCATGGTAGAGCTGATACGATATATTGGCAGTGCCGTAGAGTTTCTTCTGGAACTGCTGATGTAAGAGTATCGAGAGGTTGATATGTGGTATTCTGTAATGAAAGCAATCTTTTCTGGTATTCCAGTTGAGGTAACGTTCACAAATAAAACATCTGTTACTGTAACTCATGGTAAGGGTTATTATCCTCAAGTACAAGTTCTTGATTCAAATAGGGATGTCATGGATGTTGAGGTTAATCATAATTCAGCGAAAACTGCGTTTACGATTACTCTTGCCGTTGCTGATAGTGGAACAATAATTTACAATTAATTAAAGGGATATAGTTATGAGAAAGTTAATAGTACTTATTCTTGCAATCTTTTCACTTACTTATGGTGAAAAGAAGTTTAATTTAACTAAAGCAAGATTCCTTGGTGATATGACTGTTAATGACAGTTTGATTATTACGGATGCTCCAGGCGGCGCTGACACGTTGTTAGTTTGGGATGATGGTTCTACTACTATTTTCAAAACTGATAATACATTTGTATTTACAACGACATCTAATTCTTCATCTGCTTTTATCTTTGAACAATCCGATGGCACAGATGTATTGATTGTGGATACGTCTGCGCCGCAAGTGATTATTGCCGCTGATGCAACTGTTTATCCTGCGTCATCTGGATCAGCTGTATTATTGGTTCGTGGAGCAAGTGCGTCAGCCGCTTCAATTCAAATTGACGCAGGTAATGCTTCTTCAGCCGCTATGTATTTTGGTGATACTGATGCTAATGCACAAGGGACAATAATATATGCTAATTCTGATAATTCAATGCGTTTTGGTACAAATGCCACAGAACGTTGGCGCATCACTTCCGCAGGTGTCCTCCAATCCAACGGGCCGCAGAGTATTACAACAGGCGGCAACAATCTCCTCACTCTTGACGGTGGTACGGCTGGGGTGCGGTTGGATGATATAATAGGTATTGGCGTAAACCCAAATGTTGCTAATATGATGACTGTTTCTGGCACACCAAGTGGAACTGGGAGCCATCGTGGATTCAATGTATATCCAGCACTGACTCCAGGAGTCAATGGCGACGCCAATGGGATACAAATTAATCCTTCAATCACTGAGGCGTCAAGCGGTACACATCCTACACTGGCAGGGCTTTTCATTAATGCGTTTACTGTGACTGATGGCGGTGGAACTGAGGCTGTAACAAACCTTGCTGGTATATACGTTATGGGAGCACCAAATCCAGGGACAACTCCAACAAATGGCCCATATTCAATATTTGTTGATTCTGGGATTTCACGGTTTGACGGTGATGGGAGTTATGTATTTGAGCTACCAGCCGATGCAACTGACCCAACGGGCGGTGGCGGAGCTGCAACTGGTAGAATCCCTGTGAAAATTGGCGGTGTAACAAGGTATATAGCATACTACTGATGAAATTAGCAAAACAAATTATCCTTTTTCTGTCTGCTGTAATCTTCACAATGGGCGTGTATATGCTGAACGATTACAGATTACACCAAGCCCAACAGCAGATTGCACAGACAAGACAGGTGGCGAACAATCTTGCAGTAAGTCTAAGCCAGGTAAACAAGTTATTCCCGGAAGGCAATCAATACGTTGAAAGGATTAATGTAGTCCTAAAAAACAATGGATACGCTCAATTAATCAGAGTGAAGCCGGATAGCACGAAATGAGAAAATTAGCATTAATACTGTTAATTAGTTTTTTGGGAGCACAACCTGTACAATTGCAGAATTTGCAGAATATGACTTTGATTGGGAGAAATACAATCAGGCTTATGGTGGCTATGCACTGGAAAACAATCTATTTGACCTGATAGTAGAGAATGCTATTTCAATTTACTGGATGAAAGAGGAGCTATTTTGGGATATTAAAAGAATTGGTAAAAACGGATTTGAACTAAAAATTGAAAGGAGATATTAATGAGAAAAGTATTTTTGTTCATCTTATTAAGTTTTTTGTTTGGACAAGACACAACAAACGTGGATTCAACAACCATTGTTGAAAGAATTGTTGTGAAATACGGGCTCGATAAAGTGGTAAATATTAACAAACAAAAGATTGTGGATGAATTAATAGCGAATGCTGATACGTATTTCTGGGAGATTCCTCGGCAAGATACTATCGACAAAATAAAAGCATCTTTAACTGGTGATACTTCCGGAGTTACTTACTTGATTGAAAATGCCCGTACAAGGATATATTCAGCACAGAGAGACTATGTTATCAAACAATTAAAAAAACTGGGAGGATGAGATGGAATTCATCGCACAATACTTTCCAATAGCGTTGGTTGATTTTATCGGCCGGAATTTTGAATGGATATTAGCGTTGTTTGGTATCCCCGGAGCCGGTGGGATATTAGCTTTTATCCTGAAGAAATATATTACTAAGGAAAATAAGACCAAGTTTAAAAAATGGCTGGAAAAAACAGCGGATTATCTTGCAAAATCAGGTAAGGCCGTTGGTGTGTTTGTTACGTTAGGACTGGCAAAGTGGAAATACACCAAGCCGTTTTGGAATAAGACAATCGAGCCGTACGTGATTATTTTTCTGGATTTAGTGGTTGATAGTTTTATACTCAGACTTGTAAAAGGATTTTTCGCTAACGTAGTTGTAGGCTTGAAATCAGACAATCCCTCATATAAATGAAACTATTGCGTGCATTGAAAATAGGGCTGTGGGTGGTAGCCCAGGAAGAACGTCTAAAAAGAGAACCTATTCCGAAAAAACTGGGGCAACAGCAAGAGCGATTCGCAATAATGTATGGGCTGTTACTAATTAGAATATACATGTCAGGTTATCAAGTTAGGATAGGAGATGTTTGGGCGAATCCTGAAGATGGCAGACATATTAAAAATTCATTCCACTATAAACGATTAGCAGCAGACAACAATTTATTTAAAGATGGGAAGTATTTAAGGAAAACCAACGATCATTTAATATTTGGCAAATATTGGGAATCTATAAAAGGTACATGGGGTGGAAGATTCAAGGATGGTAACCATTATTCATTGGGAGAAAGTGAGGGATGAGACTAAAACAACACTTGGAAATCGGTTGGATTCGGGTCATTATCACATTGGTTGGATTTGTATTTGTGGTTGGAATTTTTTATTCCACAACCCTTTCGGGCGTAGAATCCAACAAACAGGACACTATAAAAAATTCAGAGTTGATCAGTGTGGTAAATGAAAGGGTTACATCAATTGATAAGGATGTTGCAGTGCAATCTGCCAAAATTGCTGCCATTGAAAAACAGTTAGAAGATATATCCATTGACATTAAGGACATTAAAAATTATTTGTTGAAGGATAAATAATGCGTTCGATTTATTTATTGTCATCGTTGGATTTATTCAAGGATTACATCAATAAAACTGATACGACCTATGATGAGGTAATACAATCCATGATTGCCGCAGCTACAACGATACGCCAAGACTTTATGCCAAACAAAGTTAGAGATGTTGTGATAGAAATGTGTTACCAGCTTGGTGTTAGTGGATTTTCCAGGTTTAAGAAGACAATATCTTATTTGAAGGAAAAGCAATTTGAAAAGGCTTCTAAAGAGATGCTTGATTCTCGTTGGGCTGTTCAAACGCCTAATAGAGCTAAAGAGCTTAGTGAAATTGTTGCTTCTTGTGAGGGTGCAGGATAGTAATATGCCGAAAAAATTGCTGGTACTAAATAATTTTCAGGATGGTTTGAATATTGTAAAAGACCCTCGTGATATTAAGTTCAGCGAATTGAGAATTGCACAGAATATTATGCTCGATAGAATGGGTATGATAAGAACTATGGGTGCTAAAACTACTCATTCTGATGCAGGTTTATCCAGTCATGCTTCAACAGCATCTGCTGGTTATGGTTTGTTTTACTTTGAGGGGGATAAAGGCCCAAGTACAACTGTTACAAAAACTGACATACAGTTTAATAATGGCGCTGGTTCAAATGTTATATACCAGAGCGATCCCGCTGATGATTTGTATACCAATTTTGGAGCCGGGGATGTTATAAAAGTCTCAGGGTCAACGAGTAATGATGGATTGTATGAGGTTCTATACAAGGATTCCAGTGTTGGGTGGTGGGGAATTGTTGTTGATAGAAACTTAACAACTGAAGCTGCCGGTGCAACTGTTACAGTGAAGAAACATTCGGTCGGAGAAAAATATATAGCTTTAGCAGATGCTGATAATGGAAATATTGATATTTGGACACAAAGCACTGATTCTTGGAGTACGGCTGAGATTATACTTGCATCTGGAGTCAATCTTACAAGTGCAATAAGTCCAGTATTTTATTTTGTTGACGGTGCTTTAAGAGCATCTGATTCTAACTGGGATAATACTTCAGATGTTAAGTGGTATGGCTTTGTTGAGAGAGTTCATTTCGCTGATGCGAATGGAGATTCAACAACTTCATCGGATGTTTTTCTTGGTTTTTATGAAAATGATAATAAGTTATCACCGCCAACCGCTGGGGATTATAAGAACTCTGTGGATTATACGGGGTTAAGTGGCGATGGTTTTAATATTTACCCAGCCGAATCATCTGATGATGGTGACTGGGATGCTAAAATTTGGGAATTTGCAGAAACATTTATTTATGATGGAAATCAGGAATCGCTACTAAAGGTAATGTCCTCAACATTTGATAATTCTGCTGGTAACGATGGAAGAAAAATGACTATTGCGGTTGCCGCAAAAAAGTCTTATAATGAGCGGGTGAGTGGCGGGAGAATATACATAAGAGAATATCAGTCTGACGACCCGTGGATTTTATTTGCTGATATTAATTTGACAGATGGTGTTAGGGTAAGTCTGGATTCCACTTATACTACATGGACCGATGCTGGTTCAGGACAATTTAATGTTCAGAATCTTGATTCTGTAGGCCCAAATCTTGATACGTTTGAAACTATTAATGGTTATCCTCATGATATAGTCTTCAATTCTATTGGAGAAACTGGTGCTGGGTATAAATGTGCTACTGTAGCTGGCCGTCGTGCATTTATTGCAAATATGAGAATTAATGAAGTTGGAACTTCTATTACTGTCTACGGCGATAGAATTATGTATAGTGAGGTTAATAAGTTTGATACTTTTCCAGCCACAAATTTTATAGATGTTACAAAGGGTGATGCTGAGGAGTATACTGCAATTACATCATTTGCAGATAGGCTATTTGCATTTAAGCATAAAACACTACATATTATTAATATAGCATCACCAAGTCCAACTGATTGGTTTTTGGAATCACAACATCATTTTATGGGTGTTGACTTACCTGCTTCTGTAGTAAAAACTGAGTTTGGTATAGCATGGGTTAATAAGTATGGTTGCTATTTCTATGATGGTACAAAGATAACTAATTTAATTTCTGGTAAAATAAGAGAAGATGATAAAAGTTCTGACCCGAAATCATGGGATGATTTTATTAATAGTGGTTCAATAATAGGATTCCAGCCAAAGGATAAGCAACTAATAGTACTTGATAACACAAGTGCTACAACTGGCGATATATATTTATATGATTTCAAGACTAAATCATGGGTGTTTGGTGATTCTCGATTTTCAGCATCTATTAAGACAAACTTTGCAGTTGACCATAATGGTGATTTAATTATTGGCGAAGAGTCAGCTACAAATGTTGTTGTTAGTTACTGGAATAATGACGACCAGTCGCAATCTGCTAATAAGATTATCGCGGCATTTAAAGATATTGATTTTGGTGCACCCGGCAGAATTAAAAAGATATATAGAGTAATGGTTACGTACCAGTCAACAGCGGCACAGACAGACCCAATTAAATATGCCACAGATGGCGGAACGTCGTTTTCAAGTGCGTTTACTGGTAACTTTATTAACACTGCTGGGGCATGGGATATTTTAAATGCTACAGTTACGCCATTTGAATGTCAGAGTTTATCAATAGAAATTACAAACCCAACTAATTCTGGACAAATTTCTATTAATGATATTACGATTGAATACAGAGAAATATATAAAAGAGTTTCATAGTGGAAGATAGAAAATCAAGAGTAATGATGAACTCAAAGGGTAACAGGAAAAGTGTTTCAAGGTTATACCCATCTGTTACTGGAATGGCTGAAGGTGACATTCGTTATGTTATGTCTCCATCCAGGAAACTCAGGCAGTATGTTAAAATTAATGGCAAACTCTATTGGTTTGAAGCTACTGGTGATGGTAATAGTACAGTTGAGAAAAATCTTAATGTTTTAAAGAGTGTCAAAATTGGAAAGCAAAGAACAGAAAAACAACAACCAACATTCCTTGCTTACAATTCTGCAAGTGATACCAATATCGCAATAAACACAAATGTAACAGTTGATTTTGACACAGAGGTTTTTGACATTGGAAGTAATTTCAGTTCAAGTACTTTTACAGCACCTGTAACTGGTAAGTATTTTTTACAGACTACAGTTGCTTTATTAAGTATTGATACTGGAGCAAGTTATTACAGCCTTAAGATTGCAACATCTAATAGAACATATTGGTCAAGTATTGACCCTAATTTTTCAGCAGATACAGGTTCTGGCATACCAACTTCACTGCATGTATGCTGTGTTGCTGATATGGAATCAGGTGATACTGCTGTAGTGTACATTTACCAGAGTAGTGGGACACAGCAAACTGATATTTTGGGTAATGCGACTAATTTACATACATTTTTTTCAGGATATTTATTAGGATAAGGTGACAAGACAATGGGAGCATTTGAAAACGCACTACTTATAAGAGATGTTAGGTATGATGATTATGTTAAAACTAAACAGTTGGAAAGTGCTAAAAAAGCAAGAAAAAATGAAGAAAAGATTAAATCTCTTTTAAAGGGTGTCGGCAAAGTTATTGGTGGAACATTATTTGGGCCTGCAGGAATGTTTCTTGGTGACGCTTTAAGTATTGGTGCTGACTTTTTAATGAAAAGTGAAAATAAAAAAGTTGGCAATGGTAAATTTAATATGGATATTGCGAAGGATTTAAATAGGCAGTTAGAAAATTATGACAGGTCTGTTAATGTTGGAAATGTTCTTGGTATTGCTGAAACTGGTTTACAGGCATTTGGAGCAAGTGGTGGAATGAGAGCTTTGGGTGATAAGGAGGGTTTTGGAGCTATTCTAAATAAAGATTATTGGACAAAGTGGGATGGTGGCAAAGGTGGGCTTGTAAACTTTGTTAACAGTGGTGGCAAGGTTAGTGATTATTTTAAGTATTTGAGTAATAAGCCATTCTCAGCAGAAAATAGCGGGTTTACTTCATCGAAGGTTCTTGGTACTGCTGTTCCAACTTCTGAAAACCTTAGAATTGGTAAAACATTTTCACTTGGTGAACCGGTTTATAATAGTCTTGAAACTAATCTTTTTAAGTTAAAGGGATTATAAATGCCTACAGATAGACCAAGTATAGATAAATTAATAGGAATGACACCAGGCCAAATTGGCGCTATATTTGGTAGTGGTGTCAGTGGGTTCAGTCAAGATAAGTTTGAAAAACAATATGGTATGTACATTCAAACTTATGACCCAACTTCAGAAAATCTTAGAACTGAGCAATATCAGAATCAACTTGGTGAGCAAAGGCTTCAAGCTGGAACATCACTTTCATCATTAATGAGGAGAGGTGAGCTAAGTGCGGCAAAATCTGGATTTGCTGGTTCTGGTGCGATAAATAGTGAAGTTAGCGAAGGAAGAAAATCATTACTCAGTGGTTATGAATCAGCATTGTCTTCATTGAGAACTGGTTTAAAATCTGATATTTATGGAGTAAGAAAAGATTATGAAAGGGATGTTTATTCTGCTTTAGCAAACCTTTCAAATATGGGTGCGTTTACACCAGATGCTTATAATAAAATCAATTTCGATACTAACTTTGGGATCACTGCTCTTGGCATAGCTGGTATGGGTGGAGGTATAGAAGGTGATGGCGGCATGACAGGTATGGGTGGTGGTACCAACGTTGGTTCTGGAGTTGGTGCTGGTGTGGGTGGTAGTGGTATTCCACAGCAAGGAGAAGCAGAACAAGGTGGAACTCAATTTCCATCCAATCCATACCCTGGTCAAACTTTTACTGACTCAAATGGAACATCATGGGTTTGGAGCTTAGAACAAAATCAATGGGTGTATAATTCATAATGGCACTTCCAAGAACAATACAAATAGAACAAGACCCAGTAACAAGAGCACTTGATAGTTTATCAAGGACTGCAAGTTCAATTATTGAGCAAGCACAGCAATATAGACAGCAAAATCTTAGAGTTCAAGATATGTATGTTGCTCGTGCACTTGACAATTTATCACAGAGATTTTTCAATAGCTCAACATCATCTTCAGATATGAATGAGATGATGAAAGCATTTGATAGTATGAGTTCTGAGGGTTCAGAATATGTAAAACCACTTATTGATGTTACAAGGTCAGTTTTAAGTCAAAGGCTTGAAAACAGGAAAAGACTTGAACAATCAATGAATGAGTTAGAGAATACTGTTAAGGCTGTAGCTTCAAAGGGTGGGGATTTTAAAGAATCTTATGATGTTATACAGAATACATTAAAAAGGTTTCAGAAGGAATATGATGAATCTGGAATATATGACCAGCAAATGTTAGCAAGGGCAGGTCAAATGGTTGGAAAAACTCTTGATGAGTTATTTGTTCTTGGTAGAATTTCACAGAAAGATGTTGATAAAAATAAGCCAGGTGTTCAATTTGGTAGGAATATTGGCCCAATTGAGAAGACTTTGTATAAGGAAGCATCTGATGTTGCTGATATTGATGTCAGGAGGGCATTAGGAATTATAGAAGGAATACCAAGTATAAAAGCGCAGGATGTTTTAAATGAAAAAGCTGAGTCAAGACGTATTGACAAAGCTATTGCTGCTGAAAAGAAAATTGAGACTAAGTCTGAAAATGAAGTAATAAGTAATTTAGTTACTAAACTTAATAATACTATGGATTTGGGTGGTTACAGCAGTAAGATTCCAAGAGTATCCGCTAAGGTTTTGAGAGGTGATACTGGAACTGTTGATAATATCAAGGAAGTCATGAAACAGACTGCTTATACAATGTATAGAATACAGAAAGATAGACATGATTTCTCAATTCCATCAGAGTTAAAGAAATTTGCAGATATTATTGAAGAAGCTGAAAAGACTGGAAGAACCAAGACTGTTTATGATGAGGATGGTAATGTTAAGGCATATTCACTTAATGATGCTTTAATAAAGTTTGCTGATATGTGGGCTGAAAATTCAGACAAGGTGAGTAAGCTTGATATGGAAAAGACTTTTGAGTTTATTTCTGATGACCAAGAAAAGAATAGGTACAAAGCATTTATTGATGCTATAGACTTATATAGAAAGCTGGATAAAACCTTAAAGAATAGGCTTGGTGAGTTTGGTGAGATTGAAACTACATCTGGAACACTATCTCAAGTTGAGAAACAACCAACTTCAACAAAATCAAATAGTGATACATTGAGTCTTTACAATGACACACTTAACGTTCCTGTCAGTAATATAATGGGACTTAGAGTAAGGTAAGTATGCCAAATACTGTCAATGACCAGTATGACTATAATAAATTTGTTGGGCTTTACAGAAAGAAGTTGCTTGATGAAGACCCAACAAGGTATAGTGGATTACCTGATGAAGTAGTTTTCAATATAGCCGCAAGGAGAAATCCATATCTTCTTGAGAAGAAGTGGTATTTATCAAAAGACCCAAAGGCAGTTGGTACTCCATATTTAAAGCAGTTTACATATAACATTAAAACAATTGGAAGCGCTATTCCAGATTGGTTGTCTCAAATTGGAGCATTTGTAACACAGAGACCAGCAAATGTTGGTGTTCTTGATGAGGCTGGAAATATTAAGGTTTCTGATTTTGAAAAATCGGTTAGAGAATCAGCTTTAAATTTAAGAGAAAATGTAAGTATATGGAGGAATGAATATTTAAATGAGCTTCAAAAAGACCCTGAAATTGCTGCTCTTATAAGGTGGAATGCTGATGAACCTGTAAAGTTTAGAAGGACTGGTGCAGCTTGGTATGACCCAACTGCATTTTTTACTGGTGATGCAAACTGGTATCATTCAGATATTGCAGCAAGAAGTTTTATTAGTGCATTACCATCCTTATTAACTATGTCTGCAGCCTCAATAGTAACTGGCGGTAGTTCACTTGCTGTGTTGGCTGGTACATTTTTACTTGAGAGTTCAAACAATGGTGCTGACATGTATAGAACTGCACGTGAGCAAGGCTTATCAAAAGAAGATGCTACAAATGTTGCTGCAGTTGGTTCTATTATATATGGCGGTCTTTCAGCATTAGAGGAAACTCTTAGCTTTGAATATTTTTTGAAATGGACAGGTTTAAAAAATCTTTCAAAAAAGGCTTTATTAAAAAACATTACAAATGGTTTGACGAAGGACGTTGTTAAAGCAGGTGGATTTAAAGCATTTATGGCTTCTGTTGGTAAAAAAACTGGTGGGGCGTTATCTCAAGGTTTGGTTGAGGGCTTGCAGGAATATACTCAGTATATGACTGAGCAAGTTGTAAATTGGTCAATGTTAAATAAATATGGTGCTTACCCAGATGAAGCTATGAAAAATCTTGGTGATGTTATAGATGCAAAGTACTGGGATGATGAAGCAAGGATGAGCTTACATGCTGGGTTAGTTTCTGGCTTAGGATTTGGTTTTGCAGGTGCAACTATTGGAACTCCAGTTGAGTATAGCAGAAGGAAGAAACTTGATAATTGGATTAGTTCCCTGAAGACTGAGTTGGACAGAGTAAAAGCCGGTGATATCGAACGAAAAAATGTAGCTAAGGTAGTTACTAATATTTTAGAACAAAAGGGTGATATAAATAATATATTAGCCTTATATAAGGATATTAATAGTAAAGGTAGGGATGGAAAACAAGGCCAAGGTGGTTCTGGTGGTATTAGGGCAACTGGAGAATCTCCAGGTGAAAAGATGTTCAATGCTCTTACAAACCCATCAACAAGGCTTGAGATTGTTGATAATATAAAAGAGCTTGAAGCAACTGATGAAGAGGCGGCAAAGAAAGTTCTAAAAGATATTGAAATTGCTGCATTCAAAAAGGGAATGAGGAATATTGAGGTTAATAGTATTGATGACCTTGTTAAAATTATAGATTCTTATGATGCAGCAGAAGCATTATCAAATGTAAAATCAGACCCTGGTTATAGCGATTATGTACCTGAATTTAATCCATATTATAGTGAAGAAACACCTGTATATGAACCAGATATTGAGTTACCACAAGAAGAACTTGATGCAATGGAAGCTGAGGCTGTGCTTGATTATGATATTGAGCCTGACCTCGATTATGTTGAGACTTTGAGGCAGAAAAGGGAAGATGTTAGTGAGCTTGAATTTAAGCCTGTTCAGAGCACTCAAGAAAAAGATGAGATTATAAAAAAACAAGCAAAAGAAACATACCAAGTACAAATTGGTAGTATAAATGCTAAAGTCAATGTTAAAAATGGAAAGATTGATGGTGCTGCTCCTATTCTTAAAAAGTTTATTGGTCAATCTGTTGAAGATTTACAGAAGTGGGTAGATTTAAAAGCTGGTAAAATTGTTAAGATAGTTTCACAGGAGCAATTACCTGAGCAAACTATAGAACAAAATAAAATTACTGTAAGTAATATAAGCAAGCTAAGTAATGCAGAAAAAGCAAAGGTAATTATACAAGCTCAGTCTGAAATTGATGAGTTGTCAAAGATTGATGGAGTTAAAATAGAACGTGCCCCAACGAAGAAGGGTTATGAAAATAGAATTGGTACAATATCAATTTCAAGTGAGTTGCAGAAACAAGGAATAGGAACAAAAATTGTTAATGCTTTTAAGAGATTAAAAGAAGCTCAAGGTAGAAAGTTTATAGAAGTTGAAGCTAATCCTGGTTCTGAAGGATTTTGGGAAAAGCAGGGATTTGTTAAGTATGGTGATAGGTCTATAACTATTAATGGTAAAAAAACTAAAATTTCATTAATGAGATTTGAGTTTAAACCAGCTGAGCAAGTGGCAAAACTTACAGATGCTTTGAAAGAAACCGCATATGAAGCTGGGCTTAAGTATAAAAATATAACGAAAGAAAGTACTATTGGGACTGTGTTAAAAGATATTAATACTCCAATTGCTTCATATCTAAATAATGTCTTGAATGATTATACAAAAAGTACGAAAGTTTATTTTGCTGACAAAGTTATAGTTAATGGAAAAGAAATGGCCGGTTCTTATGTTTATGGACTTGATCATGGTGTCTTTTTAAATAATAATGTAAGTCAAAAAAAGCAGGTTGAAACATTCTTGCATGAAATTTCGCATATCATAACAGAGGGCGCATTCAGTAATGCAACCCCAACAAATAAAGAGTTAGCTTTCAGGCATAAGATTTCAAGCCTTAGAATAACAGCAATGAAAAATATCAAGAAAAATTATTACTATTTTAAAAGTGATAATGAGTTTGTTGCTGGGGCAATAACAAATTCTTCATTTCTTGATGAACTTTCAAAGGTAAATGATGAAGACGGTAAAAATATATCTGAATCTGTTTTGCTTGCGGTAAAAAATTTAGTCACAACCACAAGTAAGTCTTTAAAGGGTGAAGGTAAACAGACTTCAGTTGAGCAAAAAACTAAAGAAGCAAGGAATGTTATCGGTGATATTTCAAATTTAGATGTTAATTTTCAAATTGAGGGGCAAAGTAAACAACCATTAATATCTGAAGAACCAGAGCTTGCTGTAAAAATTGAGACCAGACTTAAAGAACAATACCCATTTGTAAACACAGAAAAGGTTAGAGGTGTTATAGAAACTGATGGTGTTGAATCAGTTGGTGTTGCCATTGGGAATACAGTAAAATGGTCAACTACTGATGGTAGAGTTGATACTGCACCTCATGAGTATTTTCATGTTATAGCAAATTCTATTAGTGACCAGTCTATTGTCAAAATGGCTGTTGAAAGATTTGGAAGCATGGAAAAGCTGACACAATATGTTGGTGAGTATTATGCAAATAGAATCCAGGATAAGAAAGCTAAGAATTGGTTATCACAATGGCTTAAACAATTCTGGTTAAAGGTAAAAACATTATTTGGTGATAAGGATGCTGCAACTCAAGTTCTTGCTGAAAACTTTTTTAAAGGTAAGTATTCAAAACTTGAAACTAAAATATCAACAACAAATGATGTAGAAATAGTATACCAAAGAACCGAACAAGTCACAAATGATGATGGTATTGAAGAAGATGGACTTGGAGTTGAGAATACAGCGGATGGGACTGTTTACTTAGATAACTATTTTAGTAATATATTTAATTCCTATGTTACACCAACTCAACATTCAGAACTTGTTAATATAGCAAAGAAAAATACAAATTATGATTCATTCAAAGCTGAGTATATTGATTATATTAACAAGAATTTTCCAAATGCAAAATACCTTGAGAATAGTACACAGTTTGTTAATAAAACTAAAGAGTTTTTTGTAAAACAACGTTATAAAATACCAGTAGCAAAGAAAATTGGAAATGAAGGGAGACTATATTTAAATCTTGTTTTTGATGCTATTGGATGGAATAAAGTTGTCAATCCAAGACTTTCTGTTAATGATGGCACAGAACTTGCAACTGGTAGAAAGTTGCCAGATACTAAGTCAACCAATTTTATTGAGGATAGAGGTTTTACAAATGTAATTTATTTGCTTGCTAAGGATATTGTTAAATATAATAAGAAACGTGATTTTTATAGAAAAGCATCTATTGAATTTTCATCTGCTTTCATTAAGAAGCTTGACAGAATGTTTCTTGATAGCTATGATGGAAACAATAGCTTGTTATTTTTTCTTGGTTCAACTGGTAAGGCTGGAGATTCAAAACTAATAATAAGCGGTGTCCCAAAAGATGTTCTGAATATGACAAAAGATGAGATTGTTCAAAACTTAAAAAGTGAAATTGGGAAAACAATAACTGAGGAACATTATAAGAATTTTATTAATGATGGTGAGGTTATTGAAAGTTATAATCCAAAGGTTTGGAATCAGATTTATGGTAAACATCAGGTAATGAAAAAGATTAAAGGTTTAGATTACTTGATGAGAGAAAAGTCAGTTCAGGATACTTTTAATAGATTGAGAATAAGTTTAACTGAAGGCTTTGTTCCAATAGGTTCTGGCCCAGAATTTATAATGCTTATTAATGCCGATGATGTTATAGTAAAGGTTAGAGATAAAAATGTATCATATGAAGTAGGTGAATATAATTTATTTGATGGCTGGAAAATAACTGGAAGTAAGAGAATGTTTGACATTCAAGAAGCTATTGGGAGAACACCAGAAACAGATGATGGTACAGAGCTTTCTGTAATCAAAACAGCTCAAGAATATTTATCAGATGATTTGAAGGATTATATTGGTGTTAAGATGTTAGATATGACACCATTATTAGGAATGGAATTTTATAAAAAAGGTGAGAATACCCCATTTGCAAGGGTTGCTGAGTATGAAGATGGAAGAACCTATTTTCAACATCTTGACAAGAATGGAAAAGTTATAGGTGAGTTTGATTCTTTAATAAGTACAAATGAAGCAAAACAGGTTTCTGGAAAGTTTACTGATTTTTATAAAATACACATGTTACCAGAAAATGCTACAAAGGTTATAATCACTCCTGGTGAAAAAGCGAAAACAAATCCATCTCATCCATTAGCATGGTGGGAACAGGTTTGGAGTCCAAAAATTAACCAGGATTTATTTAAAACAGCTAAAAGAGCTGTTATGAAACATATTAATATTGTTACAAAAAAGTATATGGATAAAATACTTGAGGCAAATGACCTTCCAAGTGTTTTGAGAGATTTAATTTACAGAGAACCAGTTGAAGGAAAACTTCCAACTGAGCTGCAATATATCACTGGATTAGTTAAAGATGGTGAAGGTTTAATTAATAGACAGTATTTAGTCCAAATTCTTCCATACCTTGCAAATTCATTTATTATTGATGGTATGTTTAAACTTAGGAATCCAGGAAATGGAACTAAGCTATACTTAAAGCCAATGGTTGATATTAGTCTAAAACCAAAAGAATTTGCTGTTAGTATTGATAATGTTGCTGCTGTAAATGCAGTGTTAAAGAAGATGGGTTTGAATCGTAATAGTGACTGGAATATTGATTCACTAAATAACTGGCTGAAGTATAATAATTTTGAAGTATTGCTATCAAAACCGCCTATTGAAAAAGCATCTGCAGTTGGTGTATATAAGTTAAAAGGGTTTGTTGAAAGAGGTCATGGTGATGTTATATTTTTACATAATGATGATGTAAAAGGCCCATTACAAGCAGATTTTGATGGGGACTCAGCAAATATAGAGATTTTTAGTGATAAGGGTTTTGCGAATGCTATTAAAGCATTGATAAATAGTGACGAATTCAGGTCAAGAGATAGAAGTTCATCTGGTGATTTAGATATATATCCAGATGTAATGGAAGGTACCTCATCATCATCCAGGGATGATGTTGCAAGAATAATGGCCAATAATGCAAGGTCAGATGGTGCACTTGCTCAAATAATTATTGCTAAGATGGTATCGAATAAATTATTCATGAAAGATTTTTCAGTTGTTATAGATGGTAAAAAATATACAGTTAGAGATCCAAATGAGATTGTTTCAATACCATTGAGACTTGATAAAAAAGGTTTGACAGAAGAAAAGTTTAATAAGTTTAATGTTGAAGGTGATTTTATTATTCGTGGAGATGGAAGCAAAATAGAAACATACCAAGATTTTCTTAATGAGGATGAAGCATATTTAGCAACTACATTTGAAAATAGCTTGTCAATATACTTGCAAATGGCCGCAGATAATCCTAAACATGGATTTCTTGGTGCTATTGGTTATAATAAAACATTTATATTGAGGAAAATGTTTAAAGTTGATGGTGAAAATATCGAAGGTTTTGATAAGCCAACTGCGATTGCATTATCTGCCATTGTTTCAACGTTTAATGATTCAAACTTTAAAAATGGTCGTATGGATGGAAGGCAAATGACTTTTCAGGAAATATTTCATAAGAGTTATGAGCTTAATAATTTGTTAAGTTTACCAGCAAAAGAACAAGGCAAAATGATACGTGATATTATTATTAGAAAGTATCCATATCTTAATTCTTCGATAGAAGAAATTTCTGTTAATGGTAAAGTTGGTGTTACTGAACATTTATTAAAACAACCAGCGGTGCAGATGGAGAGATATAATAAAAGGCTTGATGCTGAGCTTGATAAGTATTATTCTAAGATTAAGAAAGATGAGGCTGGAAATATAATAGAAAGTGAAGAACATAAAAAATTAAGAACAAGGGCTATTATTAAAAATATTATCAGGAGTAAAATTGTTCCGCTAATAATAGCAGAATCTAAATTTGAGAGGAATGCTCATTACAACGTTATTGATAAAATTGTTAAAAATATGAGTAGAGATGGCATAATTATTGGTGATGCAAATATAGATGGTTTTACAAAAGAAGAAGTTAGAAATGCCTATAATTTTGCAAATAAAGTTGGTAATGAGTTTTACAAAATTTATAGTAATGAAACACAATTTATTAAAGATGAAGATAATAAATATGTTACTTATGAATATAATGAAAGTTTTCAGAAGTTTGTAGAAAAATATTATGATGAGTTTAAAAGTATGAGCAAGAACGAAAGGTCTCTTGCTTCGTTGTTTTTTCTGACGGGAATAAAAAGAGAGGGTGAGCGGTTTAGAATAAAAAACGTTGGCAGGATACTTCCATTCCAGTTAATGGATGGTGGTGTTTTGAAAGGTTATTTGAAACTATGGCATAATGAACTTACACAGAATATGAATGAAATTAAACCATCTGAGCATGTTGCTAATGTAAGTAAATTATTTGAAAATTTAAAGGAATCATGTAAATAAATGAAGTGTGAACCAGGATCAGATTCGGTAAACGAATTATACAAGTTGTATAACAATGACTATGAACTAAGGGCTAAAACTGCCATTGAAAATTTCATTGGTAAGCCACTCAATCCTGAAGATATAAAGGATGATAATTACAAGGATGTTTATAAATATCATAAGGAATTGTATAATCTATTACTTGACCATACAATTGATGTTGCAAATAGGTTTACACTTGGATTTATGACTGTAGACCCTGAGGATATTATTGACGCTTTTGCTGATTATTTACCAAAGAAAATTGGTGGTAAGGTTATTGACTTTGCGTTTGTTGGAACAAGAACTATGAAGGCTTTAGTTAAACTGACTAAAGATGCTATATACTTGAAAAATAAAGAGATGAACAAGACAATGAAAAGCCAGGCTTATCCTGATTATGTTTCATTCAGACTTGATAAAACAGGGAAAGTATCAAAAATAGTCAGAGAAGCTGGTTTACTTAATGATAGAATACAGCAGTTCGTTTTACAGTATAGAGAACGCTTCAGAATTATTAATAGAAATGTACGAGCATACACTGATTCGCTTGAAAAGTCAGGAATAATTGATTTAAATGACCTTATTTTAAAACCAATAAGTGGATTAAAGATAAAAGGAAAACGTAAAAAAGGTGGTTTTCGTGGTGAGCCTATAGATGTTACATTACATGAAGTTATATACAATAAACAAAATAAAGCAGTTATAGATGGTTATATTGTTGAGGACGATAGAACTGGCACTAAAATGATTGTTAATGGCAATGATTTTTGGTTTCCTCGTGGTAAGAGTTCAAGAGATTATATACGTGACAAAATATTTGAAAGCGGGACTACACACTTAATTGATGAGCTTGGGCATGGTGAGGTAAGAAAGTTAATGCCAGTTGATGTTAGGAAAGCAAGTGCTGAGGATATAAGAAAAATAAAATGGATGCTAAAGGCAAGCGCTGTTAAAGGTAAATTAGACCAAAAGTCTCCATATATCCATACAAAGAGAGTTGGTGAGTATAATATAAACTATGTAATGGTTAAACAGGGCGAAGATGATATTGGTGAAGTTTATAATACTTATATAGTTGGTCATGAGGATACTGCTGGTAATAAAGTTTATTATTTTGACCCATTTAATAACTATAATCCAAATACAAGAGATTCTGATGTAATGTTAAACATAAATGATTTAACAGAAGTTATAAGAGATGAAACTGGAGTAGCAAGAACTGTTAAAGCATTTCAACCCGGATTTTATAGGGCATCAGACCAGGAAAAGTTTGGGCCTAAACTAAATAAATTTATGCAACCAATAAAGGATTCAACAGATAAAGAATACGTTGGTTTTGAATATATGAAAAAACAACCACCGGATTCTTTGGTTGAAACTGAAATAACTGATGATGGTTATAATAATATATGGGAAGCATTACATGAGATGCGATCAATATTTGACGAATTGTGGGATGTTTCAGTCAAGTGGACAAATTCAACTAATGCTGATATTGTTAAATGGTTTAAAAAAGCACATTCAACAATGATGAAGGGATTAGATGATTTAGTTGAAAAAGGTGAACTTGATGCTGATTTATATGAGAGGCGTAAGATTGCCGCTGAAAATATATTCAGAGATTTGCAAACTCTTGGTGTTGAGAATAGGATGTCTTATGATGAAGAAACTAATGAAGTAAGTTCATTAGCTATGTTTATGTCAAAGAAAAGTGAGAACTATTTTCCGTCAATGTTTCTTGATAAAGTATATGACAAGTTTGTTCTTGATTCTATTAATGAAATTGATAGTAAACTTGAGTTTGAAGAACTAAGTGAAAAAGAAGCTATGGAACTCGAAAAAGCACGGCAAGACTTCATGGATACACAGGAAATATTTTCTGGAAATAGAACTGTGCTTGAGCAAAGACCATTAATGTATAAACATAGAAAACCTTTTACAAATGATATGCTAAGAAGAAAAGATAATGAAGCAAAAATGGCATATCTTGATATTCTTTTTAACAGATTATTAAAAAATAGATTACTTGCTGATACTGTTCAGGCTATAACTGAAATTCAAGAAATATATGGAAAGGAAAAACCACCATTTGAACAAATAAGATATATGACAAACCAAGTTAAGTCTGCTATGGGAGACCCATATTTGGATGCTAAGTTTACACTTGGGCCATTGAGTTTTAATGTTGGTTCACCAAATATAGCAAAGAGAATGAACCAAATTTTTGGAACAGATAGATGGACAGCAGAAAGTGTTGACACTTTATTTAAACATGCAAAAGGATTTATAACCACACTAACACTTGGTTCATGGCCAGCACTTACAAATAGGGGACAAGTTGCAAATCCAATTATTATATTTGGGTTAAATATGTATAAACAAGCTATTGAAAGAATTGAAGGGCCAGATGCTGATAAATGGACATATATAGCTGATTATGGTGGAGCTACAAACCAATTAACATTTTTAAATGATATTATATTAACAACTGTTTCTGATTTACATTGGAATGATGCCTTATTTTATCAATTTCCAAAAGTGCCATTGCCTGTTCCACACCCAAACAATTTACTTGATTATGGTAAACTGCTTCTAATGGATAAGAAGATGTTTATTGAAAAAGGGCATCCATTAATTGATGGATTTATTGACAGAATGTTACAGAGACGGTTGAAAAAATCAAGGAGCATGAAAGAAGAAGAAGAAATTAAGTATTTGATTGAGCTAAGGAAAGAAATAAGAGAAGGTTGGATTAATTTAGCAAAAGCAGATAAGAATAGTAATAATACTGAGTTTATAAAAAAGAATTATATCAAGATTGTTGGAAAAGTAAAAGACACACAGTTAAAAAAGTTTATATCATGGAAATTAACATGGTTCTTTAATGGTGCTGGGCTTGGTGAGAACCCTAATAAGTGGTTTACATTTGTTGGGACTGAGAGTCAGAATAGAAAAATTGATTATATAATGGGTGTTCTTGCTGCAGATGCAATGGGAAATCTTGGAAGCAAGAAAAATGATAAAAGTACAATAGTTCCAGGTATTAAAGATAGATTTTTAAGCCCAGATGCGGCATTTGCCGGAAGATTAAGCGTTGAATCTCACCAGTTTAATATGGCTCAAGTTCATGCCCCTGAAGCGGGAAAAGGTTTTGGACAAACTATAAGACAATTTAAAGATTATCCATTAAAACAATCATTTGTATTTGGAAGAAATGTAAGACAAGCATTTATGGCTGGAAGTGATACTTATACAGATATGATGACAAGGTTATTAAAGGCTACTACAGATGTTCTAAATCCAGCAAAGGAAAATTTAGTTGGTGAGAAACTTGATTATGAAGCATTATCTATGGCAAGAATGATACTAAGCAGGGGACTTGGAACTATTATGTCTGCCTTAGTTGGAAATTTAAGTAAAGTTGATTATATTCTCAGGTCGTTTGGTGGAAGACTTCCAGCTACAGCAATGAGGGGAATAGAAAGCCCTGTATTATCGTTTCCAGTTAATATAGCAATAAGGTGGTTATTATTCTCATTATTTGCTGGCGATGATGACAAAGACAGGAAAAAAGCAGAAAATGCTATAAGAAGGACTGCTGAGGACACTATGAGACTGCTTATTCCTGTCTATTTGTCATTATTTGCTTCATATATGCTAAGAGTTTCTGATTTTTTTGGTGATAAGGAGTAGTCAGCTTTTATTTATTCTCTTATTTATTTCTTTTTCAGCTATTTTCATATGGAATATTGCTTTTCTTATTGAGCTTAGTATTTTCAGTAGTTGTTTAACTGGAATATCCATAAGTCATAACTCCTTTCTATAATATTTAGAATAACAATTCAACTAATTGACTTCTTAATTCAACAAGTCTTTTACTGATAATTTCTATTCTTTCTGGTGTTGAATCAAGAACTTCAAGAAGTGATTGTTTTGATTTAACCTTCTTTGTTTCAGCTTTCATACCAGTGGAGTTCGCACCTGCATGTATTTCATTGATTGCGACCGAAAGAGCTTCTACCTCATATACAAGTCTGTTTATAGCTCTGTCTATTTTTTCTGCTTTTGTGAGTGATTTTTCAATTTGCCCACCGTCACCACCACTAAGCCCTCCTTCTTTTACTGCTTGCCACTTCGTCTTTTTCTCTTCCATTTGTTTTGCCCTTTCATTTGTTTATTAAAATAATTATACTTCATTCATATTTTCTAACATATAAAATGTTTGCAGTTCAAATCCTGATTTTAGGAAATGTAAAAATTTTCCATGCTCCAATAACTCATCAATATTAATTGACCTCATTGTTCTTCCATATCTAACATATATTGTTCTGAGTTTGGTTCTTTCTTTTAGGAGTTTTAATGAGTAATAGTTGAAACCAATCATCTCCTTTCCATTCTTTGGTTTAAATATGTTTTTCTTTTTAACATATTTAACTATTTTACCACCTGTGAATGATAGTATTTTTCTGGTGCTTGGATCACCCTTCAGTTTTAAATAAATACCATCATCACCAAGAATTAGTCTATTTCCATCATTGTCAATTAGTTTCATTTTTTATTCCTTGATTACAGTAGGTTGTCAAAGTATGACTGTGGCTTTGTTTCAGCATTTGGAATCCATTGGCTGATATGTTTTTGAGTTGTCTTGCTAAAAAACTTATCTGTTTTATATTCTTTCCCATTATAAATATCATAGCAAGCAACTGGAACTCCATATGAAAACAGTATAACTTTTCCAATGTTTATAGCTGTAAGTTCAGTCTTATTTTTCCCAAGTATTTTAAGTCTTTTATGATTCATTTCGCTGTTCTCCTATTATTTTTGAAACGAGCGATCGTTTTTGGTTCACAGCCAACGCCAACCTACTTTTTATCCTGACCGCTCGTTTCATTATTTCTCCTAATTATTTCAGTACTAATATCATTATACAATGATTCTAAACTTTCAGTGTTTAATTGCATAACCTCACTTCTTAGTTGTTGGACCGAAATGGCTTTTGACTTTTCCCATTCAAGTATAAGTTCACGGATAACTACCTCAAGTTTCTGTGAATATCTTGATTTGGCAACTTCTGAATCTTTACCTTTTCCGGTAAACATTAAATTGCTGAGAGTTTCAGCCCTATTCTTTGAAAACATTATAATGCTATTATCAATATTATCAACAAACTCAAATTTAGATTTGCTCATTTTTACTCCATTTTTAGTGTGAAATCTTTACCTTTACTTGCAAGCTCAAGGTAATTTTTAATCTTACTAATATCACTTGGTTTTACCACAACCAAGAATCCTTGCTTGCCTTTCTTATGCAAACATACTATTGGTATTTTATTTTCAAGTCTTGCTCTATACATTGTTTGTATAAATAGTTCAGTAATTGCAGGTTTCTTTCTTTTAATTATGATTGCTTTCTTTGCCTGTCTGAATAGGATATTATCTATATGGATAATTACAAGTTCGGAATCATTATACTCAGAGCTATTAACCATTATAATAGCATCCTTTTCCCACTTTTTCCATATTGCATTAATCATATATGAACTATTACCATGTTTAATTTCATTAAATATAAATTTATGCAATGTATCAGATTTTGTTATCCCTGAATTACTACCTGACAATGGCGTTCTGACGGTTCCAAATCTTTTTGCTATCCTTCTTTCTACATTCTTCCAGTTGTTTCTCATTTGCGCCAACTCCTAATTATATAAGCCTAATATATTTGTTATATAAGACTTTTTTTAGTTTTTAATATTAGAACCCGTATAGAATTATCCCTTTGTCATGGCCTTATTCTTTATCGTGGGTTTATTTTCACCCATCTCTCTCTTTTTACAATTTTCACATATTATTAATTTGATTTTACTAAGTGCTGGAGTGAAGTCATAGTACTGTGCTGTAAATCCTTTTGGGTATTGCAAACACATATCACATTTAATATGTTCTTTTTTATTTCTTTTTATTACTGTTGAGTACATTTGGTCTGTCAAGATATGCTTCCTCTCTTGTAGGATAATACTTACAACGTTCACCATTGAAACCTACAACAATATTATCAATCCTACCATATCTTGCCTTTGCTGTTATTATGTTTGTTTCATATTCATCATACGCATCTGGTTGAAAGTTATAACCTCTAAATACAAAGAAAGCGTTTTCACACACTTGTTCTATTGTTCCTGCTTCTGCATAATCAGAAAGTCTTGGCATAGGGTCTATTCTTTGCTCTATTGCTCTTGAAAGTTGGCTTATTAATAAAGCTGCAAGATTTCTTTCTTTTGCAATCCATTTGTACTCATGTAATAACCATTCAATCTCAAACCTACGAGCTTCCAGTTTTTGTTCAACGGAAACAAGCTGTAAATAATCATCAATAACAACATCTGGATTTTGTTTTCTTATTTCTCGCATAGCTCCAGCAACATCTCTAACATCTTCATACATGAACAACTTTCCTGAATACTTTTCCTTTATCATTTCTAATGTTTCAAGAAAATGTTTCATTTCTTCTTCAGTAAATTCACCCTTTCTCATTTTTAATTGTGATAGATTTTTTGATTCTATTATTGCAAGTTTTTTCATCATTGATATGTTACTCATCTCCCTATTGAACATAACAACTTTATATCCCTGGTCTACAAGACTCTTTATGATATTAACAGCAAGCGATGTTTTCCCGTGTCCTGGCCTTCCACCTAAAACTGATATTTCTTTTCTTGTCATTCCTACAACTGGAATATCAAGCGCTTTCACACCAAAAGGAATTATATCGTTTCCCTCTTTTATACTTCCTATTGTCTCATTTACAATCAGTTTTATACTTTTTTCTTTGCTTGGCTGAAGATTTTGTAACTCAGAAATAAGCATCTGATGTTTTGCAAGTAATTTGTCAACCTTTATATAATCATCATAACTTGCATCTCTTAATTCTTGTGCACTTCTTCCAACTTCCCTTTGTATATGCTTTTCCCAAATTATTCTTGCATAAGCATCTATATTTGAACTTGCCCCAATTATTGCGTTATCAATAAGTCCAGTAACTATGTATGCCATTTGCTCATTTGGATATTTATCTTTACATTTTTCAATTACAGTTATAACATCTATTGGTATCCTTTCTTCTCTTAATTCAAGCATCACTTCCCATATTCTTTGCCAATCCTGATAATAAAATGCTTTTGGAGTAACAAGCCATGACGCCGCCTTGTCTATTAATTCTGGGTTTGCCAGAATTGAACCAAGTACTGACTTTTCGGCTTCTTTTGCAGATGGTTGCGGTCTTTGTACTATTTTAGCCATTGTATAAACTCAGCATTTCCTGTTGTTGTGGTTTGTAATTTGTGATAACTAATTCAGTAAACTCCTTCGATGGGTCTGACACATTTCCAGCATATTTTGTTTTAAGTTCTGTTATATGATAATCCTTATATAACTCTCTTATTAATTTACTATCGTCATAACTGACCATTATTTTTGAATCTGTAGTTGCATTAATAATATCAATCCTATTTGATAATTCATAATGTTGATTCTCATTAAAATTTAAAGTATAATAACCTTCTTTATCAGCCATTGTATATGGAGGGTCGAAATACCAGAATGCGTCTTCCTTTCCACCATATTTCTCAATCAATTTTACAAAATCCATATTTTCAATTATTACACCATCAAGTGCCTTTCTTGCAAAATTAAGTGTATCAAGCATACTTAAAGTCCATCCTGATATATCCTTGCTAAATGCTGTATCAATTCTTCCATTAAAGGAATTTCTAAGGAAGTAATAATAATCAAATGCTCTTTCAACATCTGGAATTGAAACTTTGAAACCACTTTTAACTCGTTTCCTTATTTGGTCATAGTATTCTCTGCTTTTTAAAGCATAATATACTTTTCTTGCAAATATATTAAACAAATATTCATCACCAATCACCATGTATAAATTGACTATATCACTATTTAAATCATTTATGCAATTCCACTCTGCTTTTGCTTTATGGAAAAACATTGACAATCCACCAGCAAATACTTCAATATAGTGTTTATGTTTTGGAATCATCGGTATTAGATATTTGCTTAACTTGTATTTACCGCCCCAATATGGAACTACTACTGGCATTCTTCAATTTCCTCCATTTGTTCAATTATAAACTTATTTTTATTGAAATGCAGCTTTGGTTGCATTGTAAGATGTTCAGTTTTTAATTTCCAATGCTTGACCAATCCTTTCTTTCTGCTGTTATATTTTCTTAAGAATTGTTCTATGATAACAAAATCATCAACAAATCTAACTCTATGCTCAACTTCTAAGTCATGTAAATTACTTCTTTTCAAGTCATTTAACCTGTTAACTGTTAGTGTATTTATGACTGAAACTAATGAGTTAAGTTGAAATCTTGTTAGCCATTCCATTTAAAATGCTCCCTTATAGTTCTTTCATTATGATAGTTGTTTCTTTAGTGTATATATCCATAAAATGATAAATCCAAAGGTTATTAAAACAAATATAATAGTTACTAATGTTGGGTCTAAAAATAACATTGTTAACTGCATACCAAATAGCATACAATTAATTACTATAAATAACAATGTAACAGAAACATCATTACTAAATTCAGTCAAGCAATTTTCACTATTATTCATCATTTTATTTCCTTTTATGCTTTTGCTTTTATTCCAGCAAGAGTTCTAACTTTAGTAAATAAATCAGACTCAAACTTGTGGGTTGTTTCAGCGTCCCTATTCATTTTGTGAGTTGCTATATATGTTGCCACATTTAATAAATCCCAATAGTTATTTGGTTTATTATTTGTCATGTATTCAATAACATAAGGTGATATTCTTTCTGGGAACATTTCAATAAAATCAACTATACTTTCAGGTCTGACCGGACTTGCATTCATTAACTTTTGGATTGCGACACTTAGCAAGGCTTCAAGTTTTTGTATTGTCAAATTTATATGTTCTTCCAATAACTCAAGATTTTTGTTATATACTAAGTGTTTATTATTAATACTACTAACAATATTGCCAATAACCATCCCATTTGAACAAACTTTCCTAAATGCTCCAGCAATTATGTGAATACCAACACTTCCATCGTAGCTATTTCTAACTATAACCTGTGGATTGATAATATCATCACCAATCCCGACATTTTGTGGAAATCTAAACTTATATATAGTTCTTCTTCCGTAACCAAACATTACAGCACTGACAAGTTTACCACCAAGTTTTTCAATGGCAGGCATAACAGAATCAATTATCCTCTTATTTGGAACCAGTAAATAATCATCTGTTTTACAACTTATAACTTGTCCTGTTTCCTCATTTACTATATATTTATAACCAGTTGGCTGTGTTTCCCAGCCTTCTTCATTATAAAATGGATGAGGAGCAGGATATTCTTCTACTTTAAATAATGTTTCTTTCAAACCCCTAATTATACTTGTGTTCTTATTCATTTTCAATCCTCTTAACATTTTCAATTAGTGAACTTTGTCCCGATTCTGGTAACATAGAGCCATGTTTAAGTCTGATTATTATTATCATTTCTTTCTTTGGATAATATAACATATTCTTAGTATTTCTGAACTCAATTCTGTCAAATTCGTAAATACCATCAATGCTATGCACAATTTCATCTTTGCCACATTTATAAATAATTTTTTTGACTCTACTATCTGAAATTTTTGCCATTATTTGAGTCTTCTTTCTTTTGGAAGTGTTCCTATCTTTTTCTTTTCATATTCAGCTTTGATATCACTATTTTCACCTGCATTTATAATCATAGCTTTCAAATATGAAAATCCCTTTTGCTGATTATAATATTCATTAACAAGAAATCTATTTACAGCCCAACACACAGTATTGTCATCAACCATATCTATTCCCTTAAGAAATAAAAACATTTTCTCATGTTTTCTTTCAGAAGGAATTGATTTAACTATTCTATTTATTGCTGTTTTTAATAATAACTGTGTTGTTTCTCTCCGTTTCTTATATAATGAAATCATTTCTTTTCTGTAATCATACTGAACACCTTCTTTGTAACCACAAGCAGGACAAGTTTTCATTTTTTTCCCATTATCCTTGCAGATGCTTTTGAATAATTAGCAAACGCATCCCAAATTCTTTGTCTTAATTTTATATTAGCAGTATTAATCCTTGGAATATCTTTTAATGCGTTTGCAACTGCATATTTTTGACCAAGAACTCTACAATCCCTATCATTAGCATGTTGAACAACTTTACCATTTATTAATTTATGCCTATTTCATTTCCTATTAAATAAGAACTGAATGTGAACTTTATTTTCTCCATCTTAATATTTCCTTTCACATAAATTTTATTAGCATCAGTTATGAAATCCATTCTACCATATCTTTTTTTTAAATGTTCAAGGGCATTCATGAAACCATATTCTGTTTGTTGTGTATTTCTAATATGGTATCTTTCATCTGACAATAATTCAGCTACGAGTATCAGATTTTCTTTATCAGTATTCATACTCAAAATCCTCATCGTCACAGAAATTATCCCAGTTATTCTCTAAAAATTCAAAGAATATTTCAGCGCCATCATCAAGTTCAGCATCACCATAAACTTTAATAGTATCACCACTCAATTCCATAGATAGTTTCTTGTCTGTTTTTGTATATAAAGTAAATACATTGTTCTCATTACTTAACTCAAGTATTGTTTCCCAATATCCAATAGAATCAACATAAAAATCACTTGTTCCTGTTGTCGTTTCATAATACCATAAATTATTATTCTGTGCATCAATTTTGCTGAAGATAAATGATAGTATAAGTATTATAAATAAGAATAGTGATAGTAGGAACTCTTTTTGAGTTTGTGTTAGTTTTTTCATGTCATTCCTTTCATTAAAGTTTTGAATACATCCACGATGTTACGTAGATATTCTTATCAAAATCACATTTCATTTGTGATTTTGGTATCCATTTGCCATCAATTAAAGCTGCACCATCATATTCACCTTTCTTACTTATAGCTTCAATTTTTGTATAATGTAATTTTTGATAATTTTCCTTATCTAATTCAGTTAATACATCTAAATCATTTAGCAAATTATCTAACATGTTATTCTTTTACCTTTCTTCAAGGACACAATCACATACTATTGGAATTAACTTATCTCCAATATCCTCATAAGCTATTCCATCAACACAATCATTGCATTTTGAATTATAAAATTCTGCACAATAACACATAATTGTGGAATCTGGAACCTCAAGGTTTTCTATTGATTCAATGATTCGTTTGAGTTTTTCTTGCTTTGTCATTTTATCCTTCTACTATCTGACAGATTATACATTTGTCTGAACCAATATATGTGCCATACCCAAAAAATTTCACAACTCCATTTTCAACGCTCATAATTGCGCCAACTCTTTTACCTGGTTCAGTCATTTTTGTTCCTCCAGTGCTTGTAACCATTCCATAAATCCTTGAAAAGTTGGTTTTTTGTGTGTCCAGATTTTTTGGTTATAATGCGACGGATTACCACAATCTGTCATTTCCCATTCTGTAGACTGATATGTGCAAAATCTATAATCCCCGACATGCTTAGTCGTTTGGCTACTATCGTTGTAACTTGCATTTTTGTATTGCTTATATAGCATATTCAAAACCACAACGATATATTCATCCCCCCAATTAATCGGGAGTAAATATGTCGATTTGTCGCTATAAATCACATTGAACGATAAACTGTCAGGTGAAAACACATCTATGCTGTCTGATTGCTTACCTCCATATATTTTCACTATAACAATCACCAAAAACAGAACTACAAATACTAATTGTATAGTTGGTATAAGACGATTCGTTATTTTATATCCCTCTATTTGCATCTTTTGTCTCACAATGGTTCAAGTAGTTAGACACGTTTCCCGCCATGTCTGTAATTGTTTATTTGAAACGGCATTCATAGCATTCAACAATATTACCATTATCATCGGCTAATTCGCCAGATTCCACCCACCATCCACAACCAGGACAAACTTCAATATTAAAATCTAACATTTTGTCTTGAACCGTTTCTGGATCGCAATTAAGGCCAAAATAATCTATAGATTGAGTAATGGTATTGCACGTACATTCAAGATATTCAGCTATGGCCTCCCAATCAATTTTCTTTTTATTCTTCATTTGTTGCCCCTTCATTTTATTAATTTTTGCAGGGCGGGCAGGATTTGACACTATAATCTCCAACATTCTGATATTTCTCTCGGGCATAGTATACTTAGCCTCAGTCCAGGCCGGAGCCTTGGAGAAGGGGGAACCTCCTGTGTCTTAATGAATCCGCCACCGCCCTGCTTGATTAACATTTTGCAGGGCATTCCGTACTGGTGAACAGTATGGGAAACACACCAGCCGTAATCTTCATATCGAGCACCCCTGCCCGTCCCATTTCGCGGACAATGCCCTGCAATTCTTTTCATTTTTTCCTCCTGTGTTGTTTACGGAAAATATATTCTTTTCCAATATATTACCCAGTTTATGTTTGTTTCATTTGAAGTGTTAACATTAAAATAAACATCTTTACCAACCCTGCGGAGATGTTCAACAGACCTATCTTCATACAGTGCCAGAAACTCCATTCCAACTCCTGGTAGTTTTTTCTTGATGTCATACCACTCCAACATCTCAGCCGCTTCCCCAGCAACGCTGTGATCGTCATGTTTGCATGTGGCCAAATCCTTGAGACGTTGAATTAAGTCGTTCATGATTTTGGTTCCAATCTCTTTTGCCGTTCTTTTAACATTGCTTCAGCAAGGTTATAAGCACGTGCTGCACATATACCATCACTCATAAAATCAGGGTGTGGTGCTGCTGCTAAATTGCCCGCTAATGCCTGCCCAGCAAACCAATCAAGTAATGTCATACCATCTAATTCAGGATAAATTTCATAATTAAATTGTTTGACGTCTCCTAAAACACTTACTGGTCTTGGGAATGCTTGTGGATTTTTCATGCTTATATCTCCTTCTCACTTTCTTTATGACTTAAATTGAACTGGTGCATTTCATTTTCAAGTGTCTCATTCGCATATTTTATTGCTCCTTTTAATGTACCATCAGTATTCTCACATAATTCTTGTAATTGTTTTTCCAAATATTCTGGTGGACAAAAAGGAAATGCTGTTGCATTCATTAGTAAGGTCGCATAATGTTCTTCTGGTAAATCTGGATAGTATTTCTCTATCAAATTAAGACATTGTTGGCACATATTATTCCTTCTCTCTAATTGTAAATCAAATATCCATACTTGATTATTGTTTTCCCGTTGGGTGTTAACTCTCTGCACAGTTTGCAATATGGTGCACGTTTCCCAAACACGCCATCCACGAAATTGCTTGCATCATGTCCACCAGGGCACCGAAATATTGGTTTGCGTTGTTTATTTTTTTCCATAATCACTCCCCTTGCTCAGGTTCAGGCATAAAATCATAAATCTCATAACATTTAATACACCATTGGTATGTTCCCAGTCCGTAACCTCCTGAAAAGCC